AAACTGGAGGGATATGTGTCACATAATGCAATTAAATATCCGTTCTCTGTGTAGTGAAAAATATTAGATGGACATGAGAGGTGAACCATGAAAGAAAAACAAGTGAAAGATGTAACACAAAAAACAAAGCGGAAAGTGATTGGTGAAGTGGACGGAAAGAAAATTGTCACTGACCAAAAAGACGTCCGAGAAGGCGAAGTTCAGCAACTCAACGAATAGCTTGACAAATAAAGAAAATTGTGATAGAGTATAAAAACCAAAACAAAGGAGAAGAAATGAGTTTAAACAACGCAGATAAAGATATTTTGAATCGAGCAATTCAGGAGTTTAATGGCTCACTGACACGCGCAGCAGCAGAACGCGACCTACAAAAAGGAATTTGTGATCGCGTGAAAGATTGCACTGGTGTTGAACCCAAGCAAACGCGCGCGCTGGCGAAGCTGTATTATAATCAGAACAAGGAAGAAAAGGAAGCAGAGTTTGATGATATTATTGGCTTGTATGAACTCGTTTGTGTTTCCGATTCAAAGGAGGGATAATGGCGGCTAATGTTCATGCAATGGTGGATTTAGAAACGCTTGATGTAAAGGCAACAGGTGTCATCATGTCTATTGGTGCAGTGGCGTTTGATCCTATGGGAACCGAAATGGGAGAGAGGTTTTATACTGTCATTTCTATTGATGATTGTTTGAAGCATGGTCTTACCACCTCACCAGATACACTGAAATGGTGGCTCAAGCAATCACCAGAAGCGCAAAGTGTTATGCATGAAGCAAAGGCTTCCAACAAAACTCTAGAAGATGCATTGAGTGCATTTTCTGTTTGGTGGAAAGCAAACAAGCTAAAGTATCTGTGGGGCAATGGTGCAGCATTCGACAACGCCATGCTGTCCTATGCATATACACGCACAAATATAGATCAGCCGTGGGTATGCTGGAACGATCTTTGTTTCCGTACACTGAAAAATTTAAATTCAGAAGTACCAGCAACACCCAGACACGGAACGTATCACAATGCGCTAGATGATGCCATAACACAGGCGTATTGGTGTCAAGCAATTTTTAACTCTTGGCAACAGGAATAGATATGACTAATCCTGAAGAAGTATTCCGCATGGCGCGTGATCAATTTCTAGCTGAGGTTGAGGAAATTGTCAAAACTGATGGTTCATACATTGATGCAATTCAGACGGTATGTGAGAGGAATGAAATTGAAATTGAATCCTCTTCTTTTTATGTTACTGGCGCAATGAAAGAACGTGTAACGCTTGAGGCAAAGCAGAAGTTTCTACTAAGACATGATTTGTGCCAAAACGACATCGTAGAATTGCCTTTGTGACTTGTGGACGGATTTGAGGTCTATCAACATTACTGCGCAATAAAAGCACACTTCAATTCTACATACGATTACTTTAAATATAGTGGGAAAATTAAAGCGAGACGTTCTTCCTACCAAAAGCGAGACGACAAAAACTTTTTTGATCTCCTAGCCAAAAAGAACATGGCGTATGTCATTCCGTTTTTGGTGGCAAACTTTGTTACTGACAAGAATCTGTGGGTTGGTGATTTAGTTATGAACCTAGAAGCAGAGGAAAACTATTTTGCATGGAAAAAGAAAATGTCAAGGTTGTTCATGGAGGCAGAAGAAGAGTTGTCCAAAGTCAATCAGTTCATGGAAGCAAGAAATATATTATTTAATGATTTATTTGCAATAAAAGAAGATAGTCAACCTATACTTTTTCGTCTGATGGCGCAACGCTTCATTTCATTAGAAACATATATTATTGTTGATGTGGCATTAGGCTTCAGAAAAACTTTTGACACAGGACTTGAGGACGATATTGTATATCGAAGATGGGCGAAGAAAATCACAGCGTATGAACCATTTTTAAATTTACCTAAGGCAAAATGTCTCAACTTGGTTAGAAAAATATTCACATAAATGCTCATAAATAGCTTGACAAGAAGATCTAGAACTGGTAAACTAAGCAAGAAGATATTATGAAAATATCATGTAAAAAAATCAATTAGCGCAGAGCGCATCATAAAACGGAGAAAAACAATGGCAGGATTTGCAAGCATGAAGAAAAGTCGGATGGGATTTGACCAGTTAGCAAAGAAGTTTGAAAGTGATAAACAGGGAGGTTATTCTAACAAAGATGAACGGTTGTTTTATCCTAAGTTGGATGAAAACAAAAATGGTCAAGCAGTGATTCGTTTCTTGCCACCATCAGAAGGAGAAGATACCCCGTGGGTTAAAGTTTACTCACACGGTTTCAAAGGTCCTAAGGGTAAATGGTATATTGAAGAATGTCCTACTACAATTGGCAAGGAGTGTCCTTTGTGTGAAGCAAACAGCAAACTGGTAGAATCACATGGTGGCTGGGATTCTACCCCAGAATCAGACAAAACAATTGTACGCAAGCGCAAACGTCGCCTACAGTATATTTCTAATGTTTTGATTGTGGAAGATAAAAAAAATCCAGAACGTGAGGGCAAGGTCATGATTTTCAAATATGGGGCAAAGATCTTCGACAAACTGAAATCAGCAATGTATCCTGAGTTTGATGGTGAGGAACAGATAAACCCATTTGATTTTTGGGAAGGTGCTGACTTCCGCTTGCGGATTCGTAAGTATGAAGGAAACGTGAACTATGACAAGTCGGAATTCGCGTCATCTTCACCAATTGCAAAAACAGATAAAGCAATTGAGGAGATTTGGAACCAGCAGCACAAACTTGGTGAATTTTTATTCGAAGATCGATTCAAACCTTATGAGGATTTACAAAGGCAGGTAGTTCGTACATTGGGAGGTAGTTCGGCGTCAACAGCAACAGCGCAGGATGTTTCAAAACAAGCAACAGTAGATGCACCTGTTGTACGTGAAGAAGAAGCTGCACCTAAGCAGAAAGTAGAAACCCCATCAACATCAGAAACAGATGAGGCAATGGACTTTTTTCGGAAAATGGCTGAAAGCGACTAACTATACACAAAACCATGTTGGAAGGGGAGCATTTTGCTCCCTTTCTTTTTGCCTACAGCGCGCCACGTTTCAAGGTATCCAAATAACTCCTTTCAACATTTTCTGGTTTTGGTGGCGTCATTACAGTAGTCGCATTATTATTTGTCACCATGGAAGAACTCAACGCTACAGGGGCAGCAGAATAGTTGGTTTGATGAGTATTAGAGCGTATAGCACCTTCAGATACAATTCCTGTGATCGAATTAGATTTTTGATTTCTGTTTTCGATGGTGGGTTTTGTGATAGACTGCGCAGTTAATTGAACAATGTCTGATTTTATGATTGTTGCTTTTTGTGATCTAGTCACATTTCGTGCAACTGAGGACTGGTTGGCACTAGACATGGTGTTGGCAACTGAGGACTGGTTTGATGCAATCTTTGAACCAACCGGATACGTAGCTTCTGGTGCAGCAGACGATGTCACATACTCCTGCCGTTTGTTGGTATCCACGCCTGTATTAGAATCTGGTTTAGCATCTTTTTTGACTTTTTTCCCTAGTTTATCATACGCAAGTTTACCTATATCCGCTAAAGTCCATGCCAGCATGAGCGCACCCACTACAGGAGCAGCAGGTCCCGAAGCAGCAGTGACAGCCACACGCCCAGCATACTTTACCCCCTCTTTGGCAGTGAGCATAGCAATTTCTTTTCCACCAAGTTTTTCAGCAACAGAAGTGGCAAATCGACCACCAATTTTTTTAGATCCGTCTACAAAATCCTTTCCTTTTTCTTTCACATAGCCAATTGCTTTCTTCCCTACCGTTTTCACTTTCTTGCCTACCTTTTTTACTTTATCGACAAGTCCTGCAGCATGACTAGGTAGATTCTTTATAAATGTTGATATTCCACCAGCTAATGAAACAATTTTCTTCCCAAGCATCAAAAATGCATCAGAAATAGGAATAATAGCATTTGACAACGCAGTGAAGGCTGGCGTTATCATAGACATGATTAGGCTGCCAAGAATCAGCAATGCACGGAATAGGAAATTGTGTTTTTTTGGTTTCTTTAATTTTGAAGATATGCGATGACTTTTGCGTCCCTCTCTTTCCCTTTCTTCGTTGCTCATACTTTCAAGGGATGAAGACGTGCCAATGTGCAGCTTACGAGCAACCGTTGATGTAGCATTTCGTACAACAGACGATTTATCTAGCAACAAACGTGCCAGAGCAACTTTCTTCATCCAGCCTAGTGACTTGGTCTGGCTCTCGTTTTCCGTGAGATTTTTCTCATTTGATTCTGAGTTTTCAGTTGATGCATCTAGTTTTTGCTCATCTATTGCTTTTGCTTTCGCCAATTCTAGCCTATGTTCTCGCTTCTCTTTCCTGCGTGCAAAAAAGGCTTTCGCCTGATCAGTAACAATTTTAGAAAGGAACAAGGTCACTGGTGAGTTGCCTAACATCGTAGTGATACCAGCAACAGCAGCATCTGAGTATTCAGCCAACGATTTCTTGGTTGTTTCAAGAATGCGTGACGTTGTCTTGAACCCAGAACGTAAGCTGTCGGACATCCCCATCAACATAGCACGTTGTTCGTCGGTTAGATCGTTGTTATTTGTGATTTCGGAACGAATTTCAGAAAGTTTATTTGACGCAACAGATTGCTCATGAAATGAACCGATAGAAGCATCTCTCACTTCTTTTAGACCGTTAACAATTTTAGCCAAAAGATCGCTTTGTTCTGAAATAGAACTGAGTGCGCCTTGGTTTGCTTCAAGAGATACGTCATACTTGGCAAATGCTGCCTGACTAGACGAAACAAGTTCACCTATGCGCTGTATATTCTGACTAGAGTCCGCAGATGCCTCTTGGTTGGCGCGTAGTCTTTCTGTTGTATCATGTAGTTTACCTGCCATTTTCTTCTGCCTCTTTCTTTTCTTTCAATCTAGCAATGATCATATAAGTAAAAATATCTCTTTCCCAGGGCATCATATTTTCTATTTCTGTTAATGAATAATTAAATTCGTGTATCATTTCAAAGTTCAGTTTGTAAAACGAAGAAAGATTATCACTTATCACGATTAGCCGAAAAAATTGTCTATACCCTCAATCACAATAGTGTCTTTTGCCCCACAACTAGCACAAACATAATCTACCTTCAATTTCATTACTGGTAAGTTCTCAACCCATTCTTTCACTTTATCAAATTGCTTATCCGTGAAAGATTCCAAAAATGTGTTTATTTCCTCACGGTTCAAATCTTTTGCCAACCAAACTTCTTCACCGTCATATATTGACTCAATACACGCCAGTACGCGAGTGAAAGCAGCCTCAACCTCACTTTCATTTAATTTGTCAATAGCACGAAGAACACTGATGGTGGGTGCCTTCAGCTTGATCCCAATAGACTCAGTGAGTTCAATAACATCTGTCTTATTTTCATTGGTGATTTCTACCGTGTTCAAATCAGCATTAATCTCATTTTTAAAGGAGCATTCGTGCTTTTCACCAGTAGGATTTCCGTTTTCATCAAGCGTATCTACTGGGTTGATACATTGAAAAACCAGCTCTGCCATGCCACCCTTTGAATGAATCCTGATCTGAAGCAGCAACCATTCTAAATCTGCTTGACATAATCCACCAGCCTGCACTTTGGAGAACGTGCAGTTTTCAACAATTTGAGAGACTGCCATTTCCATGTCTGATTCTTTTCCGGATGAATCAGCAATAATAAGAATCTTTTCCTCTTTGACCAAGAAGGGACGGAACTCAACTTCTCTTTTAGAAATTGGTAGTGTGGTGATATGCTTTGATACGCCTAATGTAGGTAAACTCATTCAATAATCCTCTAAACCGTTTGCCATGACCGATATGCGAAATTTACATCGAACGTAGAAATTGTGTTTGATGCGTCGTAGGACAATCCTATCTCGCTCATTGCTACTGGGTATGCTTCTATTAATTTCACTGTTTTGATTTTTTCCATTGCAGTGTCTAACTGAACAATACTTATGTCAGAATAATATGACTTAGGAAAAGCAAAAGAGTTTGT